AACAGCACCTGTAGCTAGTTTAGCAGCGGTAACACCGCTGTCACGAACTGTGATAGCTCCGTTGGCGTTTACGATTGTACTAGCGTTATCAACAGAGTCAGTACCAAAGGTAGCTCCATCTACTAAATCATTAAGCTTGCTTGCTGAGAGTTGCTCTCCGTTGGAGAACGCTGTTCCTTTATTTATAATGGCCATAATTTAAATTGTTAAGCTGTTCGTGCCCACATATGGACGACAATGTATGGTTGCAGATTGTTGTGAGGAGAAGCACTACCTGTTCCGTCACCATTTTCACCTAGATTCGTGCCTCCATTGGTGCTATAATTTGCAGTGCCAAGGTTATATGGGTCTCCGCCTTGTGTAGTACCACCAGTGATATTTGCCTTCATAAAATAGGAGTGAACGTGCGGAGGTATTTCAGTTTTAGCTAGAGTATGGGTCTTAGCTCCAGTTGTTCCATTCGTGTTAGTTCCGCTTCCGACTATGTCAAAGTCATCATCAGTCGTATCAATACCAACAGGAACCTTACCAGCACCAAACTTTGCCCAAGCTCCAAACCCTAGCAATGTTGCTGGATTTGTAGCAACCGTTGCATTCATATAAATCGAACCAACTGGATAGGCTAACTCCAAAGCATCTGTTGCTAACTTAGCCGCAGTAACAGCATCATCAGCAATGTCAGCAGTGCCAATAGAAGCAGCAACCAAGGCAGCCGTAGGGTTACGGGCTTCATTAAGCCGAGTTGAAGTTACGGTATCCGTTGGGTCAAATGCTGCACCCGCTGGGGTAATTGTAATATCCGCCATAATTATTGTACGCTAGTTGTTGATCTTGATGCAGGTGCTCCTGAGACTTTGATTCCTCGGACTCTTGGGCGACCCTGTGTATTATTAATTGTAAATTGAATGCCGTATCCTCGGCGGTTACCTATTCTACCACGGACGGAAACATCTTCGTCAATGTCAAGACTTCCACCAATGTATGAACTCAATGTATTAAGATTTACCTCTGCGTCAATGTTTTCTACTTCCGCTAAAATATCAAAGTCGGACTGCTCCGAGGCACTGGACTGCACGTGCATCTCAAATTCACTCCAACGCTTACGACCGAAGTCATTAAAGGTAAACTGACGGGTAGTTACTTCAGCAGGAATGCTGTAGATAACGCCATCCTGTTCTCCTTGGACTGGAATGGTAGTAGCCAGTCGATCAACGCCATCAGGTCGAGCGTCAACCCTGTGAAGCCCTCCAAGGGCATTCACTGCATATACTGCACGGTCACCTTTCTTACCAGCTACAATTAAGTTCTCAATGTCCCAGTCCACATCTGACGTGGTATCTACGGACTCCCACTGCTTGTTAATAAAGTTAAAAACAAGGATAGTATTATTGACGATGCTTCCGTCAGTTGGGACCGCAATGTAGTAGCGATTGTTAAAGTAAACAGCCACGGACTGATCCCAGTACTGACGATTAATCTTATCAATGGTAGTCTGGATACTGCTACTCAGTGGTAGTTCGCTACCACGAAGGTTGTACAGATCCTGGAAGTTTGCCCCGTATACACCATTGTCAGACAGGAACATTACGTTGTTACCGATTTGAACAATTGTCTTACGGGCCAAGCAACCTACTTCATTTGTGATTAATTGAACCGAAGAGGAATCAGGGCTGCTGCCCTGTACCAAGTGAATTGAATTACGGTTGAATACTACTAGCTTGTCATCCGCAAAGGATAGTAGTCCAACATTAAAGTCAGCCGTTCCAGCATTGAACCTGTACTGACCATAGATCTGGTCATAGGTATCTGCGTCCAAGATGTCCGACACAATAATCTCATCCAGGTTATCACGAGCTGTATATTGGCCTTCTGCATCATTAACCGCATAGCGATACGGCATAACCAATCTACGCTGGTGATATGTAGCATATGGAGGTGCTGGCATATGGGTGAAGCCCAGTCCAGCTGAAACTCTCTTGGTGAAGATAGGATCAGTCAATAAAGATGCACCGTCATTTACGTGCGTAGTAACTGTTCTTGAATCAAGTATAAATTGAAACCCTGCATTCATTCCTGCACGAGCATTTGCATATGAAGCCTCGGTTGGATTGATATTAAAGTCAGTATAGATAACAAAGGTATTTAAACTTGGTAATCCTTGGACAAAAAATGATCCATTAAAGGCAACGCCATTTGGAACCCATTGATCCATAATGATCGGTTCACCACTCACTAGATTATGCGCTTCGTCTGTAGTGATAGTATATTTATAAAGACCCTCATAATCCCCAGGTCCTTGTAACCCATCATTTACAGCAAGAGTAATATTAGTAAGGGATTCACCAAATTCGTAAATTTTATTTACAACGTAGTCCTGGCCAATGGTAAGTCCAGAGTCTGCGCCAGCGGCTCCGCTGATACTTGCTGACATTACAGTAATATCATCCCCAACCTTTACATCGTGAGATCCAAAAACTGTTGCTATACTATTTGTAATTGCAAATTCTCCAGGTAGGCAATCAATCTGAACTGGCTGCGTGTATACTCCGCTTTTTACTAAACTAAATCCAGAGCGAACTGTACCAGTTCCTGTGCCTATGGCATCAATTGTAATAATATCATTAACTTCATAGGTTACTGCCGTAGTTCCAGCAATTGTGTTCCACTGCTCTTGAGTCGTGTCGCCCAAGTCAGTAATCAGATATGTATTATCTAAATTAAGGTCTGTTAAATTAACATTATCAAAGCTTCCGTCCCATTCTAGCGCAGTCTGGCCGTCACGTAACAAGAACACCTTGTTAAAGGCTTGAATCATATCCGATAGCGGAGGTACGTTTTCATTCTTTTTGTACGGAAGATCATATGTAACTGTTGGGTCCGCTAAGTTAATAGCCACTGCACTGTTGTTTGATCCTAATATTGCCCACTGACTTGCGGAATCATTTGGATTGCTGTAAGCAGTACTAGCGTAAACCCCTACAATTAAACTGTCATCCAGTAGCATCTTGTAACCAATGACTGCGGATTTACTTTTGTCAGGATACAGATATGGCTCATTTCCCCCGTCATCTAAATTAAAAGGAAGATTCAGTCCCACAAATACTCCTCCAGATGGCTGAGGTTGGGTTACAAATTCTAAAGTCTTTGTGTTTCCATTATCAGTTACCGCAGTAAGTATATGGGTTCCATTTGCAGTGCCATCAAAGGAACTACCAAATGTATTTTCTATGGTAATTAAATCACCAACCTCAAAGATATGTCCTGGCTCTACGGCTGGATTATCAACAATAACAGAAACATTTCCGTTTATACCGATTGATCCACCCCTAAGCGTAGTTGGCAGTAAGCCAACAACTGGAGGTTCTGCTTCCAATTCAGAAGTAGTTGGAAGTCTAAAGACATCGCCACCACTAGCAAAGGGAGCCTTGACCAAATCAATCCCTGGTCTAACCTGCCACTCACCGTTACGCCCAAGCCTACCATTGTTACTGGTCGCTAATAGACCACGTTGCAATTGATCAGGACGTAGGTAGTCATTAAACCCAGTGTACCCCATATCGAGGTCCTCTAGGATCTTATCGTCATTTGCTCCGTATGTGCGATATTCAGGCATTATGTTTTAGCAGTCCCAAGCTTTACGGCTCCAGTAGTTAGCAGATAGTTTGTTTGTTTTACCTTTGATGCCACCGCTGCGAGCGCAGTAGCTTTTCTTCCGTTTTGGCTGATCTTTCTTGATGCTCATATTAGCATCCCCGAACCGTACGATCTTTTCTGTCCCACCTTGGCAGGCTTTCACGACGAACTTCTTGCCGCCCTGTACTTCACGGCGGGGTACGTTGCACTTCATCTTTGATTTGTCAGGCACTACTTGCCCTTCTTTCCCCCACGTTCACCACAGGATCCTTTGCCAGCATTTTTTGTTTTTCTTCCGTACATAATATTATTTGTTATTTGACTTGTGAAGAACCAAAGTAGAACCCTACGATGGCTAAAGCTGTTTGGCGGATCTCTGGTAGTATCACAAAACCCTGTACAGTGGACCATTCTAGACGCTTGAATAGCCCTAGAAAGCCTTTGGATTCTGTTTGAATACTAACACCTATGTCCGTGAATGCAAAGACAAATGGGGCTATTACAATGGCAAAGATAACTGCCGCCG